CCGAGTCGCTCTTTACCGTGGCCTACCTCACCCAGGGACGGAACGGCGACCCCGAGAGAGGCTTTGCTTTTCAGCAAGAGCGCATCCCTTCCAACCGCACGGCCACCTCCAAGGCCAACATCCTCGCGCTGAGCGGTGAGGACGTTGTCTTCACCTTCACTGCCGTCTCGCTCGGCGAGGCGCGTGAGTTCGACCCCGTCACCGTGAAGGCACGCAACGGCACCTACGAGTTCGACTACATCTACGATCTCGCCACTGCCGCCTTCACCATTGAACACGGCTGGAAGTAGCCCAGAAACACCAAGGCCCCGGCGTATGCTCTGCCGGGGCCGAGGCCTTAGGGTTTCGCTGTCAGTCCCCTGGAGTGGGGTGCCGCTCACGCTGCGCACGGGTGGCGCGTGGCGCAAGGGCCTACGTGCGCGGGGGCCAGTTCCAGTAGCCCCGCGCCGGCTCGGTGGCGTTGGGGGCGCAGGGGACGTTCTCGAAGATGAGTTCTCCGGTGCCGGGAGGGAACACCGTGAGGCTCACAGTGTCGTCATCGTTCACCCCGGTGACGATGGCGGCCAGAGGCTTCCCGCTCGCGCTCAGCGGGGAGGTGAAGTGGACGATGCGGCCGACGCTCGGCTTGCTCTGCATGGCTTGCTCCAGTCGTTGGTGGTTGGCGCTGCCTGGAAGAGAAGCGGCGGACCTACCGAGGCCGCGGCTTCGGCGGCGGCGTGCCCTCGGGGTTGCTCACCTCCACCACCAGCCCGCCCACCAGGTGGAAGTGCCACTGCCCCGGACAAGGGCCCTCGCAGCTGGCGCGGCACCACTGGCCCCGCCTGCCCTCGGTGCACTCCTCGGCGCAGTAGCTCCATACCTCTTGGCCGCCCGGGCGACCCTCGCGGTGGCAGGGCTCGCCCATCTCGGCCACCACCTCCGCTCCGGTGGAGTAGTTGCCCGGGGTGAAGTCCTGGAACAGCTCCGGGCTCAGCGCGCCGCCGCAGGCCACCAGCAGCCCCGCGGTGAGGATCAGGCGCGGGCGCCTCACTTCTTCGCCTCATGCGGCGGGAGCCTCCCACCGGCCTTGCGGCGCTTCTCGTACTCATGGAAGCGCGCGGCGTCGATCAGCTCCACGCCCAGCGCTCGAGCATCCTCCGCGCTCATGGCGATGCCCTCCCGCGCCTCCGGCTCCGTCATCACGCACACGGGCAGCTCGCCCTCGATGATGCCCACCGAGGGCTTCGCCTCATCTCTGGAGAAGCGGAACGGGGCGAATGCGAAGGCCTCCCCGCGCACGTGGTCCTCCGCGGACGCCTCCCCCCAGGACTCCCCGGCGGCGACGTGCTCCAGGAGGCCCGCATTCGCAAGCAGCTGCACGATGGTGCCCGCGCTCGCCAGGCCAGCACCTCCCACAGCGTTGACCACCTCGGCCAGCACCTTCGCCCGCAGCGCCTTGGCGGCCTCCAACCAGCCGTGCTTCACCAGAGCGTTGGGGTTGCCCTCCCAGCTGGGCAGTGGCGCTCCGGTGGCCGCCGAGCGGCCTCCGACTGCCTTGTTGTAGCTCTCATACAGGAGCGCAGCCCGCTCCAGCTCATTCGCGTGGGCGTGCTCCAACTCCTTGGCGGCCCGCTCCAGCAGCTCGGCGGGCGGGGTGTACGGCGTGGGCGTGGCGGACATGCTTGCCTCCTCGGCAACGGGGTGTGCCGAGAAGAAGCGGCGGGGCTACTCCAGCAGGTGCAGCACGGGGCTCTCCCCGGCCGCCTCCATGCGCTGCGTGCGGAAGAAGAGGGTGCGCCGCACCGCCTCCAGCACCTCGAGCCCCAGCCCCTGCTCCACCGCCGCCATGCTGGCGCGGTGCCCGCGCAGCTTCTCCGGCTGGCCCGGGCGCCCCTGGCGCAGCCGAGCCCCGTTGGAGAAGCGCACCTCCTGGTGCAGGGGACTCAGCACCGGCGCCAGCTCCGGCGCGGCGCGCATGAGCTGCTCGGCCACCCTCTTCGCCTGGGTGTGGATGAGCAGCACCCGCGCCTGGCCGTCCTCCCGGAGGTGCCGGAGCACCTTCTCCAGCTGGGGCTGAAGCGCCTCCTCGGGCTTCCTCTGGCTCTCGTCCATGCCGGAGAGAAGGAGCGGGCCTGTCAGCAAGCATGTTCCTGGAGATCCCCGAATTGGCCTCACCTCACCCGGGCCAGCAGCACGCGCAGCAGCTCGGCGCAGTCCTCGGGGTGTGCCACCACCACGCTCTCCTCCGGGCCGCGCTCCACCTCTCGCGGGCGGCCTGGGGCCTCGGCCGCTGAGCAGCGCACGGTGATGCGCAGGCCGGGCGGCAGCGCGCGCCGCGCGCACAAGCCGGCCAACTCCCTCTCGATTTCCTCCAGGCTCCTCACCGCCGGGGCGCTCCAGGCAGGCAGGCACAGCCACGCGGGGTGGGCTCGGGCATGGGCTACCCTCCAGGGCATGTTTTACAGCGCCTTTTACCATGTAAAATTCTTCACACACCGGGGTACAACCCGGTGCTCCAGCCGTGGCCGGGGTGGCCACGAGAGGTGAGCGGCACCATGGGCAGCAGCAGCGTGGCAGTGCGGCGCCTCACGGCGCGCGTGGAGCGGGAGAGGCTTGCCCGCGCTCGCGCCGAGGGGGTGGCGGAGGGCATGGAGCGCGCCCTTGAGATGCTCCTCTCCCGCCGGCAGCACGCACGCAAGCCCCGCATGGCCGTGCGCGGCGCCGCGGTGGTGGCCAGGGCCCTGGCCGAGGCGAAGGCCGCTGCCGTGCCGCCCGCGCCTTCTCCTCGCGCCGCGGCACCCCGCCCGAAGGCGCCCGACGCTCCTGGCAAGGCCTCCACCCCGCCACCCTCGCCAGCAGCACCCCGCCGGGCCCGCACTCGCAAGGCCGCCTCTGCCCGCGCGGCGCCCGCCCCCCAGCGTGCGCGCGCCCGAGAGCGCAAGCCCCCTCGCGTGCGCGTACAGCCGGCGCCCCTGCCGCCCGCCGCGCCCGAGGCCGTGGAAGGCGGCCTCGCCACGCTGCTCTCCGGCGCTCCCGCCAGCGCCCTCGAGGCCGCCGTGGCCCGGGTGCGCGCCTCCCGCCCTGCCAGCGCCCAGGAGAAGGCGGCTACCACCGAGGTGCTGCGGAGGATTCAGCCCTGGGTGGTGGGGGCCGCGCGCTCCGAGTACTCCGCACGGGCCCGCCGCCTTGGCGTGGAGCAGGAGGAGCTCGTCCAGGTGGGCCTGGTGGCCGTGGCTGAGCACTGCCGGCGCTTCACCCCGGGCCGCGCGGGCAAGGGGCGCACCCTGTTTCCGGCCTACGCCCTGCGCGTGGCCCGCCAGGCCATGGGCCGCCTGGTGCAGGAGAATCGGTCGGTGGTGCCCCTCACCAGCTGGGGGCTGAAGCTGCGTCGCCGTGCCCAGCGCCGCGCCTCCGCCGAGGGCGTGGAGCTACGGCAGGCCCTGGAGTCCGAGGGCGCCTCGCCCGCCTCGGTGCTGGCCCTGGAGCAGGGAGTGGTGGAGGTGGTGAGCATGTCCCCGCGCGGGCTCGGCCGCGGCGGTGGCGGCGTGCGCAGAGGCACCGGTGGCGCCAGCCAGCCCAGCGCGGTGGATCCGCTCGTCACCACCGCCGAGCTACAGGCCCACGAGGAAGCAGCTGAGCACCGTGCACAGCTGCAGCTCGGTGAGGCCGCCATGGAGGCCTTGCGCAAGCTGCCCGCGCTGGTACGGCAGGCGGTGGCGGGGCCCTTGGGGTTGGAGGGGCCGGCCACGCCGGTGCGCGTGCTCGCCGTGCGCATGGGCCTGGAGGAGGCCGAGGTGCAGCAGCTCCACCTCCAGGGCCTTGCCGCCCTGCGTGCCTGCCTGGAGTCCGAGTGAATGCCTCTCATCACCGCCAAGCGCTCCAGCCCCTGCGCCGCCTGCGGCGGCACGGTGCAGAAGGAGGAGCAGGCCTGGTACACGCAGGAGGGCGGCCTGCGGCACGTGGAGCCCACGTGCCGCTTGGGCCCGGTGCGCTTCCGCCCCAACCTGCGCCCCGGCACGTGCAGGTGCGGCGCACGGGTGGCGGCGCGGGCGGGGCTGCTCACCCACGCGGGCGCCTCTGGCACCTCCTCGGGCTGGCAGGTGCGCTGCTCTCCACCCGGGCCCCGGTGCTGAGCGCCGCCGCTTCTTCCTCTTCGAGGAGCGGCTGTGGTGCTGCCGGCATTCGGCAACCACCCCTCCAGTCGGCGCGCGCAGCCCCAGCCGCTCCTCACCTTTCCTCGGCCTTCAGTAGCTGCCGCCCGCCTTCGCGGGCGCTCATGCCCCAGGAGGGGGCTTCCCATGTACCTGCTCAACGTGCTGCGCCTGCTGCTCCTCTTCGCCACCACGCTTGCCTGCACGGGCGGGTGCGAAAACTCGCGCTCCTCGCAACGCGGTGATGGCGGAGGGCCGGTGGATGCCTCTCTTCCGGACTCCGGCGCGCCTCCTTCCGGAGATGCTGGCCCCCGTGCTCCTGCCCACACGCAGGTGGTGCGGTGCACCGCCGCGGTGAAGGCCCCTGCTGGCCTGCTGCCGCTCGAGCATGTGGTGAGCTTGGGTGGTGATGGCTCCACCACCGCGCGCTGCGCGGCAGGCCGGGCCTCGGCCAGCGCCTCCTACCGCTTCGGGCAGACGGGGCAGCAGGGGGCGGTGTGCTTCGTGGAACTGGACGTGGATGCGCCCACGGGCGGCTACTTCCGCTTCACCTTCGTGGGCGCTGCCGCGCTCAGCATCGTCACCTACCTGGACACCGCCAGCACTCTTGAGCCTCGCGAGTGGACGCTGCCCTGCGCGGCCGAGCGGCCGCTCTAGTCCACCGAGAAGCGGATGCCATCGAGCGACACGAAGGCATCCGCCCCCGAGGCGCTCAGCTTCACGCTGCCGTCCGTCCACACCTCCAGCACCGCCGCCGTGGTGCCGTTCACCGCCACGCTGAAGAGCCGCCGACTCAGGGGCCTGTACGCCGCTGGCAGGGTGAAGAGCGTGGAGTAGGCGGCCGGCGCGGGCGTGGGTGCGCGCGCAAGGCTCATGAACTGCACCTCCCCCAAGTCATTTTTCCGGTAGGCCACCTGGCCGAAGACGGCCTGGTTCCAGTCGCTCCAGGAGTTCTGAAAGGTGGGCAACTGCCACGTCTCGAAGGCAGCCAGCCGCAGCGCATCCACACTGTCCACGGTGAGGGTGCCGCCATACCCGCTCCACCGGGTGAAGGAGATTTCCCCGAAGCGAGCCCCCACGGGAATGACTGCCTTCGTCACCGCGCGCGTCCATGTGTTCGCGCTGGCGCTGACGCCCAGTTGCACGCTCGGGTGCGGCCCCACACCCCCAACGGCATTGAGGTTCGCGTCCAGGTAGGTGAAGGCGAGCACGCCCGAGAGGGTGGCGCCCACGCTCTGCTTGTAGAAGGCGGACATGATCCACACCTCGCCCTCGCGCACGGTGAACGGCGTACCAATCATGGCCGGTGAGCCGGCGAGGTTGGGAAAGTGCACCGCCGCGCTGCCCGAGTAGGTGTCCGTCGTGGCGAGCGCATTGGTGCCCCAGGTGCCCGAGTTGATTCTCCAGGCATCCGGCGGCGCGCCGCTCAGGTTGGCTGCCTCGAAATCCCCGTTGAGCGGCAGGCTCCCCCACGAAATCCTCTGCTGCAGCAGGCGCGGCTCCACGTACCGGGGGGTGAGCGTCACCTGGGCGCTGGCCGTGCCGCGGTTGCCCTTGGCGTCCCTGGGCACCACGCGCGCGTAGTAGGTGGTGCCCGGGGTGAGGTCCGTCACGGGGAACTCGGTGGCGTCCGAGGTGTTGCGCCGGGTGCTGCTGCTCGGCGTGAAGCCGTTGGTGGTGCTCACGTGCAGCTCGTAGGAGGCCGCGCCCGGGCCCACCGTGGGTGGATCAAAGCGCAGCCGAAAGCCTTGCACGGTGGTTTCGGTGGAGAGGTTGGAGGGGGCATTGGGCCCGGTGAAGGGGCTGGGCGGGGCAATGCCCGGCCGCTGCTCCATGCCCAGCCACACGCGGCGCGAGGTGCTCGGCTTGCCGCGCAGCACCACCTTGGTGGAGGCGGTGGTGGCATTCACCGTGTGCGTGAGGCTCTGCACGGCGGCGCTCTGGCTGGCGGTGAAGTGCACCTCGTTGCCCGGGAGGCTCACCAAGTCGCCCAGCTCCAGGCCGGGGTGCAGCCCCACCTCGAGGGCCACGCCCAGGGGCCTGTCCTTCAAGTCCGCCAGGGCCCGGCTCACCAGGGTAGTCATCTCGCTCGCGGTGTTGATGTTGGAGGTGGCCCCTTCCGCCACGCGCATGAAGCGCCGGCCGTGGGCGGTGATGCTCGTGGCATCGCTCACCAGCACCACCTTGCGCTTGGGGTTGCCCGCTGCGTCCAAGTCCGCCCTGTCCCAGTACACCCCCTCCACCACGTTGCGCACATCCTCAATGCTGGTGCGCACCTCGCCCAGGGTGCGGTAGGTGCCGGCGCCGAAGCTCCACACGGGCACGGTGGCGGCCCTGTCCGGGCTCCAAAACCAGAGGCGCCAGGCCCCCGTGCCGGGCCCCGAGGAGAGCCACTTGTAGCGCCACTCCCAGCCCAGCTGCCGGGCGAGCGCCGCCAGCGCATCCGCCACCGGCTCGCTCTTCTGCACGTAGCGGCCGAGGTTCCAGCTCGGGCTGAGCGGCGTGTACAACGTGAAGGCCGAGAGGCCGGCCGCGTTGAGAATGTCCTGCATCACCGTCTGCACCGCGGTGCCCAGGGTGCTGCCGCGCTCCACCTCGCTCTCAATGCAGGTGTCCTGCAGCAGCCCGCCGCCGTAGTCCCGGCCGGAGAAGCTCACCCCTTCCTCGCCGGAGTCCACCTCGTCAATGCGCCCGCGGAAGGCCTCGCACCAGTCGAGGGTGGTGGGCCGCATGCCGAGCGGCACCACGGCCACCTCAACGGTGAAGGTGCGGCCCTCCAGCAACAGCGGGCTGTAGGCGCCGCTTACGAGGTTCGCCGCGCTGGTGGTGATGAGGGGAGCCAGCGAGTAGCCATTCACCTCACGGCGCAGGCGCACCTGGGCGGAGGCCACCGGCGAGTCCACGGCTTCGTTCCACGTCACCTCCTCGAGCAAGTCCAGGCGCTGCTCGAAGAGTTCCGTCAAGTCATGCCAGGTGGCGCCCCTGAGCACCTTCACCCGGGCGAAGGTGCTGTAGCCGGCGTTGCACTCCAGGGCTGCTTCCTGCTGGGCGGTGAGTGTCCTCATGCCCCTAAAGAAGGGGCGCGCGCTCAGGTGGCGATGAGGCTGAAGTCGAACACCTCGCCCACGCCGAAGGTGCCATCCTCCTGCACCATGTGCACCCGCTGCACGGTGCCTACCTGGCCGATGGCGGCGATGCCGCCGCTGGGCACGCCTGGGCCGGAGGCTCGCACGAAGGGCAGCGCCGGCCACTCGTTGAGCATGTGGTACTCCCAGAGGGGCCCAGGCCAGTTGTCTGGCACCGCGTATGGGAGGAAGACGAGATCATCAATCGTCTCATCCGCCCCAGCCGCCTCCAGCTGGAGGTTGCCGCCCGGCAGCGTGATGACGCCTGGGTCCACATCCGTCTTCTCGTCATTGCGCCACACCTCCACCGTGCCAAGGGTGTTGCGCACCACGTAGTGGGCGAAGGTTCCGCTCTCCTCGCGGAAGTAGAGCGCCGTCCATGAGCCACTGTGACCGAGCGCCCACGTCACCTCCGCCCCGGCTTGGGCGAAGAGGCACTGAGAGTGCACGCCCCCCACCAGGCCCACCGTCACCGTGCCACTGGTGGCAAGCGGCAGAAGGCCTCGCGAGGAGGCCAAGTCACTCTCGAAAGTCCACGCATGGCCCTCGCCCTCAACGAGGCTCTGCAGGGCCTGCGCCTCCTCCACCTCGGTGCCGGTGGTGTCCGTGGTGAAGCGGTAGTCTCGCTTGCGCACGCGCACGGAGCTGCGCGGCGCGCCGTTGAGCGAGCGCGCCACCTCGCCCAGCCGCATCGGCTCCCATGCCGAGGTGCTGCACTCCAGCGCAATGCCATTCACGCTTAGGTGCGCCATGGCCTACGGGGCCTCCGGCAGCGCGTACCGGCCTGCCACGCCGCGGGTGCCGGTAGCGCGGAACTGCATCCTGTCGAAGAAGCCGGTGAAGCGCTCCATGGCCTCGGTGGGGGAGAAGGCGGAAATGTTCACCGTATTCACCAGGGCCCCACGCGCTGGGGCCAGCAAGTCCCCACCTCCGGCACCCGCCCCTGGAGGCGGTGGCCGGTTGCCAGGAGTAGAGGGAGTCCACGTGGCCCCGTTGCCCGCGGGCATGGAGGGGCTGGTGGGCACCGGCACCGTGGGCGTGGCGCCGGGGCCCTGCTGCGCATCCTGCGCCTCGAAGCGCGCCAGGGCCACCTTCCACGCGTTGGGGACGTTGGTGAGCGACTCGGTGGCCTTCGCCACCGCCTCGCGGTTGCGGAGCACGGCGGCAGTCTCCCGGGCGCGCTCCTGGGCTGCCTCGTAGGTGAGGCCGTTGAGCCGGCGCAAGCTGTTGGCCAGTGCGTCCGTGTCCACCATGGCGCCCTCCAGCCCATCCGCCCACCCGTTGAGGAAGCCCAGGGGCTTGGCGCCCAGCACCGAAATCTTCGCGAGGCTGCGGAACACGCTCTGAATGGCTTCCAGGATTCCGTTCCACACGTCCCCAATAGCCTTGACGATGGTGAGCACCACCCGGGCCAGGAATTTCACCACGTCGAACAGCCCCTTGAGGGCGGGGCCTGCCAGCAGCTCGAAGGCCACCATGAGCGGGTTGAGCACCTGCATGAGCAGGGTGAGCACCGGGCCGAGCGCGGAGAGCACCTCCGCCACCAGCACCACGATGGGCACCAGCGGCTCCACCACCTGCCCGAACTGCTGCAGCACGGGCACCAGCGCCTGCAGCACCGCGTCCACCACGAGGAAGAGGGCGGCGTACCACTCCTGCAACGGGGTGATGATGGCACCCAGCGCATCCGCCACCTTCTGGACGATGGCGGCCACAATGCTCATGAGCTCCTGGAAGGCCTGGCTCCGCATGAGCAGTTCCACCCCCACCGCCGCCACGGCGCCCTGCGGCCCTCCGGCTGTGAAGCCCTGCTGCGCGGCCTCCGCCAGCCCCATGAGGCTGCTCTCCAGCCTGCTGATGAACCTGGAGACGATGGCCGTGCGCGCGGCGGTGACGGACTGGTAGATGGCTTCCGCCAGCGCCCGCGTCTCCTTCATGGCCGCGAGGTAGCGGGTGCGCGCGGCCTGGGCCATGAGCCCCCAGCCGGTGGCCAGCTCATTGCGGATCGCGGCGAACCCCCCGGGCATACCCATCCGCCCAACAGTGCGCGCCGAACCCCCGGCCGCTGCCAGTTCCTCGGGCGTTTCCTCCGGGCGTCGCATCTCCGGGCCGCGCCCGCCCACCACGCCCTGGAACAACCCCTTGAGCTGCTTGAGCCTCTCCTCGATGCCGGAGTCCGCCCATGCCCGCCCGAGGCCCTTCCCGGCGTAGGCGAAGCCCTTGCCTACGCTGTCGGCCACTTTTCGGGCCGCGCCCGCCACGGCGCCAGCCGCCTCCGAGGCCTTGTCCGCAAGGAAGGTGGCGCCCTCCTGCAGGCTGCTCAGCAGCTTGTCTCCGGTGAGCTGCTGCATGTCTTCGTAGGTGCTGGCGATTCCGTCCAGCCCCAGCCCGCGCGCCAGCGGCGCCACCGCCTTGCCGATGGCGCGCACCTTCCCAGCCACCGCCTCCAGCACCAGCCTGAGGCCCGCAAGAACGAAGCCCTTGAGGCTCTCCCACCAGCTGGCCAGGGCTTCCGCCAGCCGCTTGCCCAGCCCCTTGAGGCGCTCCCAGGCGGAGAGCACCGCGTCCTTCATGCCGGTGCTGGAGTCGTTCCACGCCTCATAGAGGGCTCCGGCTAGCAGGGCGAGGGCAGTAACGGCGGCAGCCACAGCCAGCACGGGCAGCAGCACCGCGCCGAAGCCCAGGGCCATGCGCGCCAGGCTCTTCACCATGCCGGCCTCCATGGCCGCCACGTCCTTGCCGAGCTTGGGGAACACCGCGCCCCCCGCCTTCCCCAGGGCCTTGGTGGCCACCGAGGCGGCGTTGAGGGCCGGCACCAGCACGGCGCCGGCTGCCTTGGCCAGGCCCTCCATCAGCCCGGCCCCGCGGCTCACCACGCCCGCCACCGCACCCGTGGCGGCCACCAGCACCACCAGTCGGGCCACGCTCGCCTTCACCTCGGGGGAGAGGCGCTGGAAGGCGCCTACCACCGAGCCCACCGTGGTGGTGAGCTCCCGGAGGAAGGGGCCGAAGGCATCCCCCAAGTCCGCCGCCAGCGTGTACAGGTAGCTCTTGAGCTTCTCCAAGTCCGCTCGCATGGCGGCGTTGGACTCCGCCGCCGCGAGCACCGCTCCGCCCATGCCGGCCGCGAAGAGGGTGCCCACGTTCGCCACCGCCTGGGCGCTCTCCTTCACCTTCTTGGCGGTCTGCTCCACGGTGCGGACAACGTCCCCCATCGCCTTGGCGAATTCGCCAATGGCGGCGGACACCGCCACGTACACCCCGCCTGCCTTGAGCGCTCCAGCCATGGCTTCCTCAGCCCCTCTTCTTGCCTGCCACCCACGTCACCGTTTCCGTCTTCACCTTCCCGGCGCCCGCCGTGGGCCCCGGGGAAGCGGTGGGCTTGCCCTGCTTGAAGTCCTCTGCCTCCATGGCGCAGTAGGCGGCCACCAGCGCCACCTCCTCGAGTGGCCAGCGCAGCACCTCCGCGGGCCTTCGTCCCAGGCGGATGGCGACCCCCACCGAGAGGAGCAGGTCGGGGTCGCCTCTCAGTTTCCCTTCGCGTCCTCCACCATGGCCTTGGTGCCCTTGAGGGCTTCCTTGCAGGCCTCGGCCGCCTCCTCGAACCAGGGCGCCTCGAGCAGCTCGGCGGGGCTGAGGAGGGCGCGCACTCCGCCGGGCAGGAAGAGCATCGGTGCGAACATGCGCGCCGCCATCTCCAGGCCCGCCTCGTTGGAGACTGGGTCCCCCTTCTCATCCACCAGCTTGTCCTCGCGCAGCTTCTGGAGCATGTCCGCCGAGTGCTTCGGCGGTGGCCGGCGGATGATGAGCTCCACGCGGCCGCCCTCGCCCTCCACGGTGAGCTCGCCCACCTTCCGCCAGGGGGCGTTGAGCAGGCTCTTCTTGATTGCCTCGGTGCTGTTGTCGTTCATGGGTGTCCTCGGTGGTGGTGGTGCCGGCTCAGCTCGCCAGGATGGCGGTGGGGGCGCCGTCGAGAGTGAAGGAGGCGTTGAAAGTCACCAGGCTTCCCGCCTCGAAGCTCTCTTCGTAGCTCTCGATCAGGATGGTGTAGAGCTTGCCCTTCTCCTCGCCCGTCTCGGCATCCGGCGTATGGATGACGTGGACGTAGGCCAGGCTGCCCGTGCTGCTCGCCGTCCGCATCGTCCCCTGCGCCGCCGAGCCGCGGATGACGTTGCCGCTCATGGAGCCGGAGCCGGAGTGGTGCACGGCCTTCGTCTTGGTCCACCCGTCCGAATTGAGCAGCTTCCGCTCTGCCTTCTCCGTGGCAATGGCCAGCTGAAAGGTGCTGCTCTCCTCGAGCTTGTTGCTGTTGGTGAGCGCGGTGTTGCTCGCGGCGGTGATGTGAATGGCGACTTCGTGTGCAACCTGCGGTTCCGGCATGGGCTGGGCTCCTTCGCGGTGGGGCTTATGTCTCCGGGAAGAAGTGGCGGAGCCCTTCCATGAGCGCCTTCGCCACGCCCTTTCGCGTGCGCCCGGCGGCTCCCCGGAAGGAGCGCCGGAGCCAGTGCGGCGGGGGCTGCGTCTGCGCTCCCCAGTGGAAGCCCTCGTGAATGGCGCCCGCTGCCGGGTGCTCAAAGCCCGCCAACCAGGTGGTGGAGAGCTGCACGCCCAGGTTGTAGGTGGCGCCCGTGAGGAAGGTGGTGCCCGCCAGGTTGCTCTCGTCCGTGGGGTTGCCCACCGGCACGAGGAAGGAGGCAATGTCCAGCGTGCGCCGCACCTCGTCCCGGCACGGCATGTCCAGGGCGCGTAGCACCTGCTGCGGCTGCTGCCGCAGGCGCTTGAGCGCCCTCACGTCCACCTGCACGCTCACGCGTCCTTTGGCCATGTCGTGGAGAAGGGGTGGCTCAGCCGTCCGGCGTCACCGTGCCCGCAGCCCCCGTGGCGCGGTACTCACACCGCACGGTGAAGCTGAAGCGGTGGCGCCCCACCTCATCCGGCCCCACGTAGCCCGGCCCTGAGCCCAGCGGCACCATGCGCACGTAGCCCTCCGGCCGCGCCTCCCAGAGGGCCTGCCACGCGGCGAAGGCCGCGGTGCGCGCCTCGGCGTACTGGTGCCGTACCCCACGCACGCGCACCGTTACCTCGGGCGCCAGCGCCACACGCCCGCCCCCGCCGAGCAGTTGCTCTGCGCCCTCTCCGGCCCCCACGTCCTGCACATTCACCAGCGCATCCGGCCCGGTGGAGGGGAAGGGCCCCGCGTAGAGGGTTGGCGGGGTGGTGCTTGTGCTGCCCACGCCGGCCTCTTCGAGCAACTCGGCCACATCCATCTCGCAGTCCTTGAGCGCCATGGGTGCCTCAGGGCAGGGGCAGCGCGCGGAAGCCGCGGAAGTCCGGCCGGTACAGGTGGCTCTTCTTCCACTTCACGCAGGCCCCGAGGCGCCTGGCCAGCTCGGCCGAGGTGGTGTGGCGGTTGCCTCCAGAGGCGCCCACCACGCGTCCATCCCCCCACCACACCATCACATGGCTCACCCGCCCCGGCGGGCCGTAGAAGGCCAAATCCCCTGGGCGGGGGCTCTCCACCGGCTGCAGCTCGGCGTGGAGGCGCGCGGCGCTGTACTCCCTTCGCCAGTCCACCTTCCCGTGGGTGGCCACGTACAGGCCGCACGTCACCGTGCCGGAGCAGTCCAGGCCAGCTGGCTGCAGGGGGTTGGTGAGGCCCTTGCCCTCGTATGCGTTCTCGGTGCAGGGCCAGGAGTAGGGGGTGGCCTCCTTGGCGCGTGCGGCAACCCAGTCCAGAAAGGCGAGGCGTTCGCTGCTCATGCCCCGGGAGAAGGGGCGGGGCTACAGGTGCACTTCGTAATGGTCCACCGCCGTGGAGAAGAGCAGCCGGCGCGCATGCACCGCCAGGGGGCGCAGGCTGCCTGTCGGATCCTCCGCGTCTTCCGGCACAGCCACCCCTGGAGGCCATACCAAGTCCTTCTCGGTTACCGCGGCCTTGGTGAAGAGAATGGCCTGCTCCACCACCTGGCTCCCATCCTCGGCGCGCACCAGCCGCGTGGAGGGTTGGTAGCGGCAGCGGGCCACCACGGGCGCACCATGCACCGCATCCCCCCGGTGGTTCACCGAGAGAAAGGGCCGGTAGGTGAATTCCAGGAGGAAGGTGGCCCCAACAATGCTCACCCGAGCGCCCTCCGCACGGGCTTGCGGTACGGCTCTGCAAGCAGGCGCGCCATGGCAGGCAGCGGCGGCAGCTCGCCGCCACCCCAGCTCACCGAGGCGTCGCCTGTGGACATTGAGGCAACGCGCGTGTCCCGTCCCTTCCCTGAGTGCCACGCTGTCACCACCTCGAGCACCGCCTGCTCCAGCTCTGCCGGCATGTCGCTGGTGAGGGTACGCGGCGGGCTCTCCGCCGCAGCGAGGGCTACCTGCCCCGGCGTCACCCACCCAGCGGTGAAGGTGCATTCAATTTCGCCCGTGTCGTAGGAGTAGTACGGCGTGGAGGACACTCCCCCCGAGGCTTCCCCTGTGAAGGGCCAGCGGTACCCCTGCCGCGCAACAAGCCTGCCCATCCGCGCGCCCTGCTCACCGTCGAGCGCATACCGTGTGCTCTCCAGAGTGGTGCCGTTCACGGTGATGCTGGCTATAGCCTGCACAGCTCCGGCCCGGAGGAAGAGGTGCACGCCGCCCAGGCCTGGCACCGTCTCCACCGCGCCCACCCTTCTGTGGGCTGGGTAGCCGAGGTACCTGGCCAGGGCCGAGCTCGCGGCGGTGATGAGCACCGGCAGCTCCGCTTCGGAGGCGCTCACCGAGAGGCGGGCTGCCGCTCGGGCCGCTGTCGTCATATCCAGCTCGCTCGGCATCCTTCGCCCTCCTCGCAACGCGAGGCCTCGGGCGGCGGCGTGCGTCGCCTCCTCCCGGGCCCCGTGTACAGGTGCACTCGCCGCTTACGTCAGGCCGGCAGCCGCTCGAAGCCGCCCAGGGCCACGTTCGCCGCGGCCAGCACCTTCGGGGAGGTGCCGCCGGTGATGGCCACCACCGTCTTCACCCGCAGGTAGTAGTGCCCGCTGGTGAGGCCCATGAGGTTGACGTCCACCTCGCCCGCCTTGTCATCCGCGGTGAGGGCCACGCTGCTGCTGGCCACATCCGTCCAGGTGCCGCCGGAGTCCGAGTCCGTGGAGGACTGGAGGGAATACGTCACGCTGTAGCTGGTGGGCGTGCCGGTGGCCGCGCCAGAGAGGCCCGTGAGGGTACAGCTCTTGGCGCCATCCACGGCGAAGGCATCCCCGTAGGTGGTGCCCGCCGCGAGGGCCTCCGGGGTGAAGCCCTGCGCCGCGTTGGAGCTGCCCGCCGTGCGCAGGTACGCGCCGATGTTCGAAAGGGAGGGGTGCATGAGAGGGTCCTTGTGGGGGTGAGGTGGCTTGCTCAGTAGGTAACCGCGTCGATGCAGGCCACGGCCTTCTGGTGGCGCAGCTTCACGTCCATGTGGCTGATGCCGCGCACCAGGATGTTGTCCTTGGTGAACTCCTGGCTGGAGTCCAGGTCCACCATCACCCCGCCCTGGATGCCGATGTACACCTGCGCCCAGAGGCCGAAGAAGATGGGGTCCCCGCCGCTGGCGCCCGTGCCGCTGATGCTGTCGGTCACGTACACGGGGTAGCCATTAAGCATCCCCTGGTCCAGCTGCTGCCGGAAGATCCAGATGCCGCTCTCGCGCAGGCTCTTGAGCGCCATGAGCGTCTTGGAGGTGAACACCCATCCCGGGCTATTGCCCTGGAACGGAATCTTCGACTCGCGCACCAGGCGCTCGGCCTTGTCCAGGTCGGCGATGATGCTGGTGAGGTTTCCCTGGGTGAAGGCCGCCGTCTTGTTGAACTTGTAGCTGGCGTCCAGCTGGCGAATGATTCCCGTGGGGTTGGCGCCGGTGCCGTTGCCCACCAGCCCCTGCTTGTCGCTCTCCACGCCGATGGCGTCCATCATGTCGTTGGTGAGCGTCTCGGCGCCGCTCCAGCTCGGATCCCTCATCATGTCGCCTGTGGAGCGCACCACGCCCATGATCTTCTTCGGGTCGAGGATGACGCTGGCCGTATTCGGCGTGGGGATGGTCGGCTCCTCCCCGGGCAATACGAAGGCGGCCACCGCGGCGGAGTTCAGCTTGCCGATGTTGAACTTCCCCTCCACCTCCTGGGTGCGCGCCCCGGCCTGGAGCAGGACGGTGACGTCTCGCAGCACCTCGATGATTTCGTCCGAGAAGTACTCGGGCTTCAGGCTCCCGCCCTGGCTGAACAGCAGGGGCGTGAACACGCTCTTGGCCATCTCCACCCAGGCCTTGGTGGCCACCTCGCGGGCGGCCAGCAGGGGCTTCAGCGCGTCGCTGTTGCTCTGGTGGCGCTCCAGGATGCTGCTCTTCACCCCCAGGCCGAAGGCGCGAGTGAACGCCTGCCGGCGCTCCTGCTTGGTGACGGCCTTCGAGGTGATGATGGGAGGCGCGGTGCCACCACCGGGCCGGGAGGCCAGCTCCTCGGCCACGCGCGTGGCGATGTACGCCTCAATGCTCTTCTGCTGCTCGGTGGTGAAGCCCTTGATGATCATGAGTGCTGTCCTCGGCGAGGAGGTGATGCTGGTGTGGAGTGAAGAAGTGGCGGCGATGGCACCCGCTCAGCGGCGCAGGCGAAACGCCTCGATGAAGGACTTGCTGACCGGCTCCTCGGGAGGGGGTGGCGGCGGCTCCTCGGCCTTGCCCTTCTCCTCCGCCGGCTCCTCGGGCGGCGGGGGCGGCTCCTCGGTCTGGCTCTTCTGGGCCGGGGCCGCCTGTAGCACGGCGAGCGCCTCCAACACCGGCTTGAGCGCCTCGCCCACCACCGCCTTGATGGCCTCCAGGTCCCCCTGCTCAAGGGCCTTGCCCACCATCTCCTCGTGCGGCGACTGCTCACCCTCGCTCTTCTGCTTCTGCTGGCTCTTCACGCGGACTGCCTCCTGGTTGGCTGGCACGTTGGTGATGGAGACCTCCATCACCTTGATTCGCAGGTAGTCGAAGCCGCCTTCGGCGTTGGGCTCGCTCTCCTGGATGCTGAACTTGAAGCTGCAGGTGCGCAGCGTCCCCGCCTCCACCTTGGCGGCCACCTCCTTCGAGAGGTCTCCGATCAGGTCGAAGGTGGGCTCCATGAACCACTCATTGCCCTCGCGGTAGACGCGCGCGGTGCCAATGGCTGGCCGTGAGTCATCGTGGTTCCACAGCAGCACGGGGTTTCCGTCGAACTCCGTCTTGTCGACGGAGTCCGCCTTCACCCTGTCGGCGTGACGGTCCAGCACCTCGCTGCTCAGGCGGAACACCGGCCTGCCCGGAGGTGCTGGCTCTCCAGAGGCCTTCTCGCGCAAGGTGCCGAGAGCCTTCACGCTCAGAGGTGGCGCACTCGTGGGGGATGCTCGACGCATGGCGGACAGAAGTGGCGGCGTTACCGGGCCGCTGGCCCCCGCGGGGGTGGGGCGTTCTGCGGCTCGGCGGCGGGCCCGTCCTGCACCGGCATCGCCCCAGGCAACGGCTTGAACGTCTTCCCTTCGAACTCTGGCCTTGCCGGCAGCTGCGCGAGCGCGCGGGCCTCGTTGATGTAGACGCCCTCGTGAAACGCAGAGGTCATCGCCTTGTGCTGGCGCTCCCAAGACTGGGGCCGGGGATCGTCGAACTCGAGGAGCGCATCGCTGTCCACCAGGGGCACCAGGTGGTGCTGCAGTTCCGAGCGGAGGAACTCCAGTCGCGGCATCACCGCGTACTCAGCCAGCGTGTACTTCGCCTCCTCCGAGGTGCTCCGGTTGCTGGAGGTGAGGTCCCCCATCAGCTCGGCCGGCACGTTGTAAATCTGCCGCACGAAGTCTCTGAGGCCCTTGTCCAGCTCGGCCATCTGCAGCGCGCGCAGGTCAATCTTCACCTCGGCCAGGCTCACGCCATGCGGCACGAAGAGGACTTTCCCCGCCTGCTCGGGGCGGCCAAAGCCCGCCTCGTAGCGCTTCTGGAGATCTTCAACCGCGTCCTCCGCGTCCGCCCCCACTGCGGCCTCCACCCCCACCACCGCCGTCGGGATGCCGCTTCGCTCCATGCTGGCCTTCACGCTGCGCTGAATGGCCTCTGCTGAGTCGAGCTCGTCCCCGGCGGCGCGCCCGCGCCCCACGCCTCGCCCTTCTGGGTTCTCCGGGTCCAGGTGCCGCAGCCACACCATCTCGCTCTCCGGCACTTGGCCGGAAAATAGGTTGTAGGTGATGGAGTAGTGCGGCAGGCCCTCCATGGGAGTGGTGCTCACCGCGTGCGGTGGGAGTACCTGGAAGCCGTTGGGCCTGCCTCCCGTGTTGCGAGAGAGCCAGAGGAATGTCTCCCCTGACAGGTCCAGGTGGATGCAGATGAGGCGCCGGTACGCGCGCCCGGTGAACTTCGGATGAGGTGAGTCCAGCATCTGCTGCAGTTCGTGCCCACGCACCTCCACCAGCGCCCCGTCCGCCATGGCGCCCTTGGCCACCTTCGCCCGCTCTTCCCACAGCGCACTCTTCAGCACGGACTTGAGCGCACGGCCCTCCGCGCCGGTTGCCACCACCTTCAACACCCGCCACCTGGGCGTGGCCACGGCCTCGGCCACGGTGGACACCACGGCCTGGAGCCACGCGTTCTCCCGGAAGGCGGCCAGCACCTGCCTGCTGCCCCGGCGCACCGGGAAGGACTGGATGGGGATGGCCGCCACCACCGGGCGGCCAGCCGAGCGCAGTCCCAGGGCGCGTAGGATTCGAGTGCCGATAGCCATTGCCCCAGGAGAAGGGGCGGGGCTACTCGTCCTCCTCCTCGTCCTGCTCTTGGGGCGGTCCTGCTGTCCCAGCCGCGCCGCGCATCTGTCTCTTGGGCACCACGTACAGGTAGATGGGCCACGCGAAGGCGTCCGCCCTGTCGTCTCTGCCGTGGCCGCCCTCCGCCCCTGTGAACTTGGCGAGCTGCTCCTCAAGCCGGTGGTGCTTGCCCATCATGTGCACCAGCCCCGCCTCGGCCAGCATGCTCACCGGCGAGGCTCTCTCGGCCTTCGAGTTCTGGGCCCGCTGCGTCTTCACGCGGACGGTGGCGTCCTCGGCGCGAATGACTGCTTTCACGTGGGAGCCGCCCGTGTTCGTCTCGGCGAAAATCCACGTCTTCTTGGGCGGGGCGTACTCCTTCCAGGCGTGGTAAGCCTTCACCGCTGCCCGGGCATAGGCCGAGGGCTCGGGTGCCTGCAGTGACAAGTCCTGCAGCACGTAGGTGTGCAGCAGCCCATCGTCCTCCTCGCGGATGCCCACCACCACGATGCCGTGCAGGTCCGAGGACTTCTTCTCCCCGGTGGCCGGGTCCACGGAGATGACGACCTTGTCGAAGAGCGGCAGCCCCTTGAACTTCTCGCCCTTGCGCTCAGGGATGCTCTCCACGTTGCGCACACGCGAGGCCTCCCAGTTCACCCGCCGGTAGAGCGTCGCATCCAGCGCGAAGAAGAGTTCGCCTCCGTACTCGCGCTTGCCCTCGGTGGTGTTGAGCAGGCGCAGCGCCATCCGCAGGTACTGAGGGTCGAGGTTACTGGCGTTGTCGAGGGTGGTGCTGCGCGCGAGGATGAGCCCCTCGCGCTCCTTGCGGTCCTCTGCCCCGAGGATGATGCGGAACAGCTCGGTGGGGGCCGGCGTGGTGGTGATGCACAGGCGCGCGGGCAGTCCCTTGGCGCGCATGCGCGGAGTGACGATGCGCAGCACGCGCCGGCACTCCTTGTAAATCTCGATGGGCTCCTTCTTCCAGGCGACGATTTCATCCGCCCAGCCGAAGCTGCAGTTGTAGCCGCGGAACTTCGCCGCGCTCTGGGCTGGCACGCAGAAGGCCACGGCTCCGTTGGGGAAGTGCAACTCCTTCTTGGAGACCTTGAACTCGGGCTGGAACCACGGCGGAGCGAGGGTGAGGATGCCGCTGGGGCCCTCAAGCTGCGTCTTCCGAATCTCGCTCCATGTGGGGCCGACGATGAGAATGCGCGCGTCCGGATCCTGCCGGGCCTCCTCCAGCACCCCCACGCTGCCGGCGTGCGTCTTCCCCGCGCCGCGACCGCCCAGCAGGAACCACGTGCGCCACACCCGGTTGAAGGCCTCGGGAGAGCGCTGCGCCGGGCGCAGGTGGTAGCGGGGCTCGTACCTCCAGGCGAGCACCTCGGCGGGGGTGAGGCCGAGCTGCGCTACGAGCCCCTGGGTGGTGCCGTGCAGGGCCTTGGCCTTTAGCCCCACCCGGTCGCTCAGGCTGTAGCGCCCGTGGGTGTCCCGGTGAATGAGCTCCAGTCCCGCGAGGAGATCCTCCTCGCCCAGCATGGCGGCGCTCGCCACCATCACTCAGCCTCAGCCGCGGGCGCGCTCGGCTCAGGCGCGGCGGCGGATTCCGCGAGGATGGCTGACACCTTCTCTTCGGTGTCCAGGAAGTGGGCCAACTTCTCCTCGAGCGAGGCAGCAGCCGCTTCGGGCGTGACCATCTCGAAGGCCGGGCCGAGCCGGTTGCCTGCCACCTGCGCCTTCTCCTTGGGGACGGTGAAGTCCTTGGGGGAGGTGACTGCCATGAGCCAGGTGATGAACCTGGGGTTCATGTGCCTGTCGGTGACGGTGAGCTCGCCCAACTGAATGAGGTGGGCGTACCGGTGGGCCCACGCCTCCTCACAGGCCATGAGCAGTTCCGTGTAGATGCTCTTCTTCCGGCGCTTGCTCGCCTCCAGGCCCCTGGAGAGCCAGGCCCTGAGGCAGTCCGCCGTGGTGCCCGCCTGCGCAGCGGCGATGCGCTGCATGCCAGTGCGCGCCAGCCCCTCGGCGATGGTGCGAATCATCTCCGGGCGAAGGGTGGTTCGAGGGCCGCGCCGGCCCGGCCGGTACCTGTAACCGGCGAGCGGGTCCACCCCTCCGCCCCCGGACGCACCTGGGGCCTCCGCCTGGCCACTCTCCTCCAGCGGCAGCAGCTCGGGCGGGATTCCCCTGGGGCGGGCCATGCCGTGGAGAAGCGGCGGGGCCGCCACAGCCCCAGGAACGCGCCTGCGCGCGCTGTGTGGCGCTCGTTTTTTTGCCACCCTCACCCACGGCCCCGTGAGTCGTTCCGCGCGTTTACGGCCTTGGGTACCCCATTAAACCCCAAAATTTCCGGGGGTCACCGGACAGTTTCCAGGCCCGTGGCCGTGGGGCAGCGTGGGGTAACCGCGCGCTCACGATCGCTGAGCGCCGAGCAATCCAAAAATGTAGGCAAACCTGTGGTTTTTGAGGGTGGGGGTGCCCCGCCGCTTCTCCACGGCATGTCCTCGGCCGCCCCCGCCTCGCCTCCGCCCGCCTCGCCCTGGCTGGCTCCTCCGTTCCTGCTCACCGCCGTGCTGGTGCTGGTGAACTCCGGCGTGACGTGGGGCGTGCTCACCGCCCGTCAGGACGCGGCCGAGCGCTCCCGCGTGGAGGACCGCGCACAGCTCCAGGCTTGCTCCGCGAGCGTTGCCGCGCTGCAGGTCCGCGTGGCTACCGCCGAGAGTGAGCAGGCCGGGACGCGGCTGCTGATGACGACGAAGTTCGATGGGCTTCACCGTGAGCTGGAGCGCCTGGCCAAGGCTCTGGAGCGACTCTCTGAGGACTCCGCCCCACGCGCTCGCCGCTGAGCTTTCACCCGCAGCACCACAGGAGCACCAACATGCAGCAGCTCGTTGACGTGGCCCTCTCCTTCGAGGCCCTCGTTGCCGTCGTGTCCGTCGTTCTCTCCGCGCTCGCCCTTGTGCTGGGCAAGGGCGTGGTGCGCCGCCGCCGCGTGGCGCTTGCCACCTACCACGCGTTCCACATCGTGGAGGACGTTGCGGCCGAGTGCCGCGCCGCGGGCAAGGCCTTCCCCTACCTCGACAAGGCCAGCGCCGGCCTGTCCTATGCGAATGAGTGGATGCGCGCGAACGGGTGGCGTGAGCTGAAGCCGGGCGAGGAGGTGCGCGCCCAGCTCGGCTTCAAGGTGCTGCACGGGGAGGTGAAGGCCTCCTCCGGCCCCGTGAGGCCTGCGCTGTTGGCCCTGGCGCTGCTCGCGCCATTGGCGCTGCAGGCTGGTTGCGCTGCGTTCCGTCCGCAGCCGCTCTCTCCTCCCACTCCCGGCGCCTGTCAGGCGTGGCGCGCGGCGGAGCTTGCCTGGGCCATGGCGGACGAGTACATGCGCCAGGTGATGAAGGCTCAGCAGGGACAGGCTTGCCTGCTGCCGGCCCCGGCGCCCGTGCCTGCTGCGCCTCCTCCTGCCCAATAGCGCTCTGGCCAGCTTCGCGACACATCGGCCCCGCTCTCCGCAACTTGGAGGGCGGGGCTTTCTCATGCCCGCTTTCGCCGCTTCGCGTGCTGAATGGTGTGTTCGCACCTCGTGCACCGCCTGTCTACTCCCTGCGTGGTGGCCCACCCGTAATCACTCTTCGCGCGCCGGACCATGCCGCACCAGCTCAGCACGGCACTCCTGGCGAAGGCGTGGGCCCGCGCCGTTCGCAACAACGTCACCCATTCGGTTTCCATGGCTCCCTCCTGGGACTGGCTCATGCTCGTCCTCGGTCCAGCGGCAAATGTGGCAGCAACGGCCCCACCCCAACTACTGGCAGGGACTTCGTTCTAGCGATGGCGCAGGAGAGCAGCGCCACACACTCGGCACGGGTGAAGCCTCCCGGATCTTCCCAAGGCAGGTAGCTGTTCCGCTGGGCGGCCTCGAGCAACTCTCTCAGCTCGCTCACCTCGGGCGGCTCTCCTCGCTGGAGGAGCGGCACGAGGATGAACGGCGCGGGGCGGGGCTCGAAGCGGACGTCATCCACGGCCCGGTCCACCTCGGTCCACTCCTTGTCCGTGAGGCGCATGTAGTGGAAGGCCACCGCCAGCGAGGGGTGACCCCGAGCCACGGCATCTCGGGCCTTCTCCAGCGCCTTCAGCACCTGGAAGCGCAGGGTACTCATGCGTCGTCTTTTCTCTTTCGTCCGCCGCCATCTCCTTGGCTCGTCAGCTTGAAGAGCGGCGTTTGCGCATCCCTCCACTCTCCCTTGTGGCGAATGCTGGCGGAGAGTTCGTGCGCGTGCCTCGACAGCGCCTTCTTCCTGTCCGCAAAGTCCTTGTTGGCCTCCTTTCGCTCCTCTGCCAGTTCGTCCATCTGCACGACGACGCCGGCCAACTTCTCCGCCCTCTGCTTCAGCTCTTCCTCGGTGAGTGGCACGAAGACCTTGTCGCTCATCTGATGTGCTCCTGCGGTGAGGTGGTGTTCAGCTCTTCCTTTGGCTGCGCTTCGTTGCCCCACACCTGCCACTGGGGCCCGCGGGGCTTTCCCCTGGCGAACATCTCCAGGTACGGCCCATTGCTTCGCGCTTGAATGCGCTCGTAGGCCTCGGGAGGCTTGGCGGAGTGGATGCGCGGCCCGCCTTCTCCTGCCCGTACCCAGTCCGCATCGATGCGAGTGCCGAGGTCTCTCCTGTCGGTCATCACGTCCGGGCTCATGCCATCCCCGTGAACACCGAAGAGCAGCAGCTCGTGCTCGCCCCGGAAGTATTGGCCGATGCCCTTGCCTGGCTTGTTCCAGGGGAGGTTGGTGACGTACCGGAAGCCGAGCTGGCGCATGAGCCACAGCCCGTCCTCCAGGAAGTTGTTGGTCACCCACAGGTACATGTGGGCGTTGGGGTAGGGCCTGAAGAGACCGGACTTGCGGATGGTGGCGGGCATCTCCTCGGCCTTGAGCAGCGGGTAGTGGTTCTGGGCTCCACGTCCTCCGCCTCCCGCTTCGAGCCACGGGGGATCGAGAACGAAGGTACGGAACAACGGCGCCTCGGTCTCCAGCAGCCAGGCCTGGGGCGGGCTCATGCCGCCCTCCTTTCCGCCGCCAGCTCGCCCAGGTTGGCCCTCACGAGCGCCTCTGCCACCTCGGGGCAGACGCTGTTGCCAATGAGGCGCACCTTCTCCGCCTTCGAGGTGGCGGCGCTCATGTCGTAGGCCTCGGCGAACTTCCCGAACTGCGCGCGCAGGAGTTCATGCGGCTCCAGCATCCGCATCCCAATGTCGATGATTTGGTGCTCAACGCCCTCCACCAGCACCAGCCCCAGCCGCGCCAAGGAGGTGATGGTGCGCAGCGGCTTGTCCACCGCCTGCCCCGTGGAGCCGCTCCCGTAGTACGTCGTCAGAAAGGCCCGGACTTCGGCCAGGTGGTTGCCAGAGGCGGTGACAGTAGGCAGTGGCTCCTCGACGTCCGCGCCATGGCACTCCCCGCGCAGCTTCACCAGCGTGGACGTGACGAGCGAGTGGTGGTCGGTGGCAGTAATGGTGTCCATCGGCCGCCCGTCGAACGGGGCGCCCACCACACCGCCGTAATGCTTGGCCAGGAAGGCGGCCACCAGGGCGTGCTTCTGGCCCTGCGCCACCACGGTGCCCAGCGGTTCGTGCAGGTCGAGGTGCCTCGGGCGCTGCCCGGGGCGCTCCCCATAGCCCGTCTGAATCAGCGTAGGGGCCACTACGGCATGGCCTCGCGCCGAGGCGGTGACGGTGGTGAGCGGCTCCTGGGGCCCGTGCACCCTGGGTCCCGTCTTGGCATCCTCTCCGTGGTTCACCTTTGCAATGAACGGGGACACCACCGCATGCCGGGCCTTGGCGGTGACCGTGGAGAGCGGCTCATCCACTGCGGTCCCAACGCTTGCACTGCTCTGGTGGTCGATGCCTACGACGAACGGCCTTGGGTTCTCCAGCACGAAACGCTGAATCCCCAGAGCAATCCGCCTCAGCGTCTTCTCCGCCAGGGGCCGCTTGCGCTCGAAGATGGAGGGACAGGGCAGGCTCCAGTCGATGCACTCGGCCGCAGTGCGTAGCGGCAGTCGCCCAGGCCCGTGGGTGGGCTCCGGCCAGCGGATGGGCTCCCCATCACACCGGGCCACGATGAACAGCCGGCGGCGGCGCGTAGGGGCTCCGTACAGGGAGGCGTCGAGGATCCGATGCTCCACCGCGTACCCGAGCAGCTCCAGCCGGGCGCTCCACCGCTCGAAGAGTTCCCCCATGCGCGCCTTGATGGGGCGCCCATCGTCCCCGAGCGGACCCCACCCTCGGAACTCCGCCACGTTCTCCACGAAGATGACACGCGGGCGCACGGCCTGGGCCCACTCCACAACCACCTCTGCCAGCGAACGGATGTTCTTCTGCCGCGGGGTGCCGCCCTTGGCCACGGAGAAGTGGGTGCAGTCCGGCGAGGCCCAGAGCACCTCCACCGGCCGCCCGCGTGTGGCCTCCCTTGGCTTCACCTCCCATATGTCTGCGGTGAGGTGCTGGGTCAGCGGGTGGTTGGCCTTGTGCACCGCAAGCGCCGTGGCGCTGTGGTTGATGGCAATGTCCACCTGCCGGCCCAGGGCCGCCTCAATGCCCGTGCTCGCCCCGCCTCCTCCGGCGAACAAGTCCACCACCAGGCCCCGTTGCCTTTGGCGAGCCCTCATGGCGCCGCCTCGCTTCCTGCCCTGGTCTCGGCAAGCCACCAGCCGCTTTGCCTGCAGCAGTCCGGCGGCACCGGTCGCCCCTGCTGTCCCTCCCAGTAGGGGCTACCGTGACTGCAGCGCAGCCACCCCTCCTCGCACCTGTGCCGCAGGTGCCCCGGCCTCTCACACCACCACGCCAGGCAGCGGGCGCACTGCACTTGAGGTGCACCGCACGAGGTACACCCAGGCGCCCCCACTGCTGCCGCTTTGGGGCCTGACGGGTTCTTGAGTTCAACCGTGAGGCGGATGCTCCACCCGCCACTCGCTCCCTTGTGGCTTGCCGCAATCGCCGGTAGCACATGACTCTTCCACTCCTCGGCGAATACCCAGCCGCCGGCCGCGCCAGCGTTGACGTCGTAGATGAAGAGTCTCCGCTGCACCCCCTCGCGCGCGATGCCGATCCAGTGAGTGTGCCGGTACTTCTCGCGCTCCGCCGCCTTGTCCCATGCCTCGCCATGGAGTTGCACGAAGGCAACGCCTCGCAGCACTTCCCCTGGGAGCTTCGGCCCCGAGTGAGTGGCCCATGGTTGCTTCCTGGCTTCCACTGCCTCCTGCATCACCGTGGGTGTTGTCCACGGCTTTTGAAAGTGGCGCTGCAACTCCATTACGGGAATGCCGAGCACTGCAGCGAGTGCGGCTGGCCCACACGTAGCTCCCCAGGCCCGGTGCGCCTCCAGCACATCCGCAGGTGTGTATAGGTTCATGAGTGCTCGCCCTCCCCGCGCACGGCCTCGTCCCACTTGTGGTACGCCCTCTTCAGCGCCAACCCCTCCGCTGAATTTGGCCCGTGCCTCTGGCTGAGATTGAAGGCCGCGTTGGCGAGCGGCGCGCCGGCCTCAGCCAACCGCTTCGCCTTCCTCTGTGCCTGCGCCAGGGCCCTGCTGATCTCCTGCACCACCCGCGTGCGCACCCTCCGCCGACAGCTCTTGCAATACCTGGCTCTCAACAGCACCTTGGCGAGCCGCGCGCTGCGCCGCACGGTGCCGCACCAGCTCAGCGCCGCACCCTCGGCGAAAGCGTGCGCGCGCAACGTGCTCGGTACCCTCAACCACTTCACGGGCGCCTGACTCATGGCGTGGCCCCCTCGATGGCGTTCCGCAGCCGGCCCATCGGCCACTCACGCTCATCCCCGTGCCCGTCTTCCTCCATGACCCGGCGCACCTCTGCCAGGATGGCCTCGCGCATGCGCTCCTGGGCTGCCTCCTGCGCCTCCTGCAACTGCTCCTGCAGCCGGGCCTCCCTCGTTTCAACGGCCACCAGCCGCCCCTCCAGCTCTCCGGCGCGCTCGCCAATGGCCTGCGCCTGCATGCTGGCCGCCTCGCGCTCCGCAGCCTCGTGGCGGAGCAGCGCCTGCAGCTGCGCCTGCTTCCTCTCGGCCGCCGCGTGCTCCTCCCCGCGGATGAACTCCACCGCCTGCAGCTGGAGCCTCAGCACCTCCACCTGCCACGCGAGGCGCGCTACCCACAGGGCCGAGTGCGTGCCCTGGGCAAGCAGCGCCTCCGCCTCGTGCCGCACCTCGGCCAGCTCCGCTTCGGCCGCCTTCCTGTGGTGCTGCTGAATGGCCGCCACGGCCCGCTCCTCGGCGAGCGTTGCCCGAATGGCCCGGAAGGTGGCCGCGGTGCGCCTGCGCTTCACCCGAAGGAGCACCACCTCCGCCTCGAGGTTGAGGCGCTCTGCCATGAGGCGCCTGCCCTTGTCCTGAGAGGCCTCCCGCTTCTCGGATTCGCTGCGCACCGCGCGCGCCAGGCGCTCGGCCCGGGCCCGCTCCTTGCCCACCGCCGCGGCCTGCTGCGCCTTGAGCCTCTCCACCTCGCCGTGGAGGGCGGCCACCTCCTGGCTCAGCGCGGTGGACACCTCCGCCGCACCCTGGCTCTCCTGGCGCGCTGCCTCGAGCGCCTCACGAAGCCGCCCTGCCTCTTGCAGCGCCTCCTCACGCTCTCGCCCCAGCTGCCGGATTCCCTGCGCGACGACGACGCCTGACTCCTGCAGGAGTTCGTCGACATCCACCGTGCTGCTCTGCACGAGACTCTGCTGGTTGAGGGGCCCTCGCTCCGCGCCCTCCGCTTCGCTCTGGGCGCTGCGCTCGGGGACGCACGACACGCTCCCGTCATGCTCCGGGCACGGCACCTCCTGGCCCAGGGGTGAGAACTCCAGGCAGGTGCACTCCGCCTCTACCTCACCCCCTTCACCCTTTCTCTCAGGCTGAGCGGATGGACTGGGGTAACCCCCTGCGGACTGCTCGGAAGTACAGGGGGTTGGAGCATGTAGGGAAGGAAAGATACCAACCCTGTCCAAGTACTACGTACGGATGCGTGCTGCCCTCCGGGCGCCTCCAGAAGCCCTGGCCGAGAAGTCGTGGGACTCCCGGGTGCTGAACCAGCGATAGCAACGCCACTTCTCGCATGAAGCGCGGATCCCATGGATATAGGGCCAGCTTGAGGGCCACGGGCCCCGCTGCTTCCTGGCCCTCTCGGACCGCCAGATAGACGACTCCGTAGGCGCCATGGCCCCGGCAACCCAACACCCGCCAGTCCCCTACCCTCGTGCCCGGGGGCAGACAGAACGCATGCCCGCCAGGTGCTCTTTCGTTTCCCATGCCCTGCCTCTTGACGCGGAGGTAAACCTTCCTCGTGCTCCCGCGGCATCCTACCCTACAGGTTACCTATTCAGGCGATTTCTTCGCGAGTGCAGCGCCCCTCGGCATATCTGGTGGGAGAACCGAATCCACCTCCGTCAACTCATGCCGCAGAGGTGATGGGATGAGGAGGCAGAGACTCAGGGGTGCGGTGATTCATTCGAGAATCCCTACGATTGCCGACGCATAACCCGGCGTGACTGCTGGGTTAGCGCCGGGGACGGATCGGCACTTCCCACTGAGTTGGAAGTGGCCACTCGCTGCCCTCATCAGTGGAGCCACGGCGGATCAGCACTTCCAACTCAGTGGGAAGTGGCCACGCACCTTCCATGCACTGGCCACCGAAACAGGTAGGCCTACCAGTTCCAACCATCAGGGTCATTCATGGACTTCCCACTCAGTGGGAAGTGGCCACT